GTTCCATAAAAGAAAGTTCGTTCCAGTCTTTGCAGAAAAGTACACTGGAGACCCATCAAACATCATTATGAGGTCTTCGTGGGAAACACAATTTGCAAATTGGTGTGATAAGAACCCTAAAGTAATTAAGTGGAGTTCAGAAGAGACAGTCATACCATATCGCTGTCCAACAGATAACAAGATCCATCGCTATTTCGTGGACTTTAAGATTCAGGTAGCAACTACAGGCGATACGCTAAAGACCTATCTCGTTGAGGTTAAACCAGCCCAGCAGTGCCAACCACCTGTGTATCCAGGTCGAAATACTAAGAAGTATCTCACAGAATCCTATACATACATCAAAAACCAAGCGAAGTGGGAGGCTGCTAAACAGTACTGTCTCGATCGTAAGTGGGAATTTAAGATTATCACTGAGTATGAACTTGGGCTGAAGAAGCCTAAATAAGATTATGGCTAAAAAACCACCAATGCAAGACGTCTTCGAACGCAACCAATACGATCTACTAACAGCTGTTAAGAGATCTAGAGGTTGGTTTGACAAACAAGTCGCCGAAATGGCGAAGCAACAGTACACCCCAAAGAAAGTGCTTAACGGTGATGTGAGTAAACTCACCACTACACTAATCCCAGGAAATTTGTACATGTACGCATATGATGCGAAGACTAAAGAAGATCTTCCATACTATGACAGATTCCCTCTAGTATTCCCATTCAGAAAAACAGCTGATGGGTTTTATGGACTGAATATGCACTACTTGCCATACGTTCTTCGTATGCAGCTTCTAGATAATCTTCTAATGTTCAAGAACAACTCTAGACTAGATGAAACTACTAGACTAAAATATTCTTGGGCTATGATTGATGGTATCTCCAAATTCAAAGCAGCCCAACCATGCGTTAAACAATATCTGAATGGACACATAAGAAGCCAATTTAGAAAAGTCGATTCCAGCGACTGGGCTACTGCTATGCTACTACCTGTCGAACAATTCGTTGGTGCAAGCAAGCAGAAAGTCTGGGAAGACTCTAGAAAAAAGATTAGAAAAGTATAATGGCAACTATCAAAGAATTTACAGCAGCTGTAAAGAGTAACGGATTAGCTAGATCTAACCGTTATGCAGTCGTATTCTCTCTACCAAAAGGATTGACGTTTAATCCTAATGCGGTTCAGACTGCTCTAATGTTTTGTGACCAGATACAGCTTCCAGGTACTAATTTCTCTACAGCACAGAACAGGTCATTCGGTGAATTCAGAGAAACGCCATATGAGAAATTGTACGAACACATCAACCTGTCTTTCTATCTTGATAAAGACATGCAGGTTAAACAACTGTTCGATGCGTGGAACAATTCAATCTACAATCCAGAGACTCGCTCATTCAACTATTATGATGAGTATGTAACAGATATTTCTATCGAGATACATGACCTTCAGGATAAGAAAACATATTGGGTAAAACTCCACGAGTGCTATCCAAAGAGCATCGGTGCAGTTCAACTAGATTATGCGTCTAAAGACATTATGAAATTATCAGTTTCTATGGCGTACAAGTGGTTCGAGACTTCTATTATTCCTCCAACGGAATTAGCTCAAGGCTTACCAAAGAATGCATTTACAGATAAGCTGATGAACTTCGCTATTGGCACTGCTGGTGCCTATGCAGTGACAAAGTTGCCTGCACTGCAATCAAAAATTTCAGGCTTTACATCAAAACTAAAATTCTAAAGGTGGCATCTATGGCAGAAGAAACAAAACTAAGCGACAGCGAACAGAAAAAAGAAGATTGGATGAACTCCAAGTGGCGTCCAATGATGGGTTGGATGTACATGGCTATTTGTACAGCTGACTTTATGTTGTTCCCTATTCTATGGAGTCTTGCACAGACGATTTTGAAGCAGCCAATCACACAATGGCAACCACTAACTCTACAAGGTGCAGGTTTGTTCCACGTAGCAATGGGTGCTGTTCTAGGTATCGCAGCAATGGGTCGTACTCAAGAAAAACTAGCAGGAGCAAATAATGGCGGAGCCAACACACCAACAAGCATCTCTCCAGTTCCTAGCTTTGCGCCAGCAGCACCAAGCCCGATTCCAAAACCAGTACTTTCAACCCCAACCCCAGTTGCAGCAGCGCCACTCGGACTTGATCCAAGTGACCCACCAACTAGAAACACTAGAAACGACTAAACAATATGAAACTTGATGATTCTTTGTCAGAAATCTTCGATGTCGCTCCGATGTCGAAGACTGAAGTGATTACGAAAGACGGCGAGGTTATTCCTGAGTCTAATGATAGAATTGAGAATGACTACGATGTCACTCGAAACAATCTTCGTGAGTTATTGTCTACTGGACAGGCTGCGTTAACGCATGCGTTAGAGGTAGCGAAACAATCTGAACACCCACGTGCCTTCGAGGTGGTGGGTAACTTAATGAAACAACTAGCTGATGTGAACCAACAATTGATGGACATCCACCAGCAAAAAGCCAAGCTAGACGCACCAAAGGGTGTTACTAAAACTGGCGGTGATAAAGTGACCAACAATGCTATCTTCGTGGGTAGCACTGCTGAATTAAACAAAATGATCAAGAAGATGCAAGGAGAATAATCATGGCTTTACCAGTAGCAGCAACACCAACATATAATTTGAAGGTGCCATCTAGCGGAGTGAATGTAAAATATCGACCATTCCTAGTGAAAGAAGAGAAGGCTCTTCTTATCGCTCAACAATCAGAAGACCTAAACGTTATGGTCGATACTCTTAAGAATGTTATTAAGGGATGTGTTCTCGATAAGATTGATGTAGAGAAATTAGCAATGTTCGACATTGAGTATATCTTTACTCAGATTCGCGCTAAGTCAGTCGGTGAGGTCGTTGAACTTTTGTTCCCATGCGATGTTGACCATGGGGCTGAGAACGATAAAGCTAAGGTAAAGATCTCGATTGATATCTCTAAACTAGAAGTAGAGTTTCCAGAAGGTCATACTAACAAAATCCAATTGTTTGATGATGTTGGTATTGTGATGAGATATCCTTCTATGCGAGTTCTTGCGCGTCTAGAAGAATTAGATACAGAAAACATTGATGCTATTTTCGATGTTATCGCTGAGTGTGTTGAACTGATCTATCAAGGTGATGATCTTCACTATGCATCTGAACAAAGTAAAGAAGACATTCTCCAGTTTCTTGGTAATCTGACTTCTGACCAATTTAAGAATCTACAAACATTCTTTACCACTATGCCTAAGATTAAAAAAGTGGTTGAGTATGATTGTCCTATTTGTGGCAAACACCACACAGCAGCCCTGGAGGGCATGCAAAGTTTTTTTTAATAAACCTGTGTCATGAGAGTTTAGTAAATTTCTATAAGATGAACTTCGCTCTGATGCAGTACCACAAGTATTCTTTGGATGATTTGGAAACGATGATTCCCTTTGAGCGTGAAATTTATGTACACATGTTGATACAGTATCTAGAAGAAGAAAAGCAAAGAATAGAATCTAAGAAGAGATAAAGATGGCAAAAAACACCAACTACGTTGTCAATGTGAGTTCCAGTGAATTCAAAACACTGCTGGCAGTTCAAGAACTGGCACTAGTGGAGACTGTTTCCATTAAGAAATTGATGGAGTTATCTCAACATCAAGAGAAAACTAAACAGATGACTTCTGGTGGTTCAGATGATTTCCAACAAAGAATTCTAGAAACTCTTGAAGATCAACTAAAGACTACTAAGCGCAGAGCCAAACAGCAAGAAGACTACGAACGTGAGTGGCGTATTGAGTCTGCTCACATTGCTGAGATGGCTAAACTAATGGATACACAAGGTAACGTATTCCAACAGTTAGGTGAATCTTTCAAACAAAAGAAAGAAGGCATCAAAGAAAAACTTAGTGGAGGTCTTGGCGGTGGGTTAGGTCGCACTGTTATGGGTGCTCTAAACGTTGGTGGTGTCTTTAACAAAGCTATCGAGAAGAGCAAGTTTAAAGAAAGACAACGCGCTCTTGGTGGTGATGCAAGTGACGCAAATGCTGAGAAAGCATATCAAACATCTAAACAAATCAAAGCCCATGATGCAGAGATTCAAAAGTTTAGAAAGACTACTGGTCTATCAGAAGAACAAATGGCAGGTAACGTTAAGGGTGCTGCGCTATTGGAAAAACGTAACAAATTAACAGATACGTATGGTTCTACTGACGTTGGCACTGACGTGTTTAGTCCAACTCCAGTTATGTCTGTCAATCCAAATGCTACTCCAACACAGACTGCTGCTGATGCAACTCAGAATCAAGAGTCACAGATGGAAGCTGCCAAAACTCAACAAGAGATGGCAGAGGTTCTAACTAAGATTGAAGAAAATACTCGTGGTGAGAAGGCTGAGAAGATTAAACTAACTAAAGCTGAAGGTACTGGTGGCGGTCTAATGGATATGATTACCAGCTTACTCGGTGAAGGTTTTATGAAGTCTCTGAAGACTATGTTTAGTCCAAAGAACATCCTAAAGTCTCTAGGTAAGGTATTCGCCATTGGTATGATCGTTGGTGCTCTATTTGAAGGCATTATGGATGGCTTCACTGAGTATATGGAAACAGGGGATATCGGTAAAGCACTTATTGCTGGTCTTGCAGGTATCGTGGACTTCTTAACCTTCGGTCTATTCGATAAAGATTCTATCAAAGAAGTTATCGGTGATATGGCTGGATGGATTAATGACCATGTAGTTAAACCTGTGCTTGATTTCTTCAGTTATATGAAAGATGGTTTTATGTCGATGTTATCGAAGATCGGCATTCCAGAAATCACTCTTATCGATACAAAGTTAACTGGTAAAGTTAGCATTGGTCCATACTATCCGTTCTCTGATATGGCACCAAAGAGTACTGGTGGTGGAGCAGAAGCACCTTCTCCAACTTCTGCTTCTACTGTTGAACAGAAGTCTGCTGATAACGCAGGTGCTGCATTGCCAGAAGCTCAGAAGAGTAGCACTAACGTGGTCAATGCGCCAGTTAATAATAACACTACTCAGAACCAGATTATTCGAGCACCGATTCGAAATCAGGATTCATCTGTCAATAGGTATCAAGACAGTCTTTTACGACAGGCATAAAAAAGGGAGCCTTGCGCTCCCATTAATCATTTCACAGAAGTGATTAATCGTCGTTGGCGATTTTCTGGAAATAAGACATCACATCTTCGTCATCGTCTTGGTTAGAGACTGATGCTGGTTGTGGTGCAGCTTTCGCAGTGAAAGCAGGTGCTGGCGCAGAACGTGGTTCATCAGCAATTTCAGCTGCACTCTTAGGTGCAAAAGAATCACCAGACAAAACTTCATTCAGCTTCTTCTTCAACTCATCATAAGACTTGAAGTTCTTACGATCAGTGAATTCAGACAGCTTGTGCTGAGCATTGACAATTGCTAACAGTTTGTCTTCGTCATCGGTGATGGCAGAAGGCTCCATGAAAGCAGATTCGTCATAGTTAGCATAACCATCCTTCTTACGCATACGCATCTTGAAGTTGGCACCTTCCCACAAATCAAACACGTTGACTGGCTTCTCGTCCTCGAAAGTTGGACGTGCTTTGTCCATAATCTTGTCGAAGATCTTTTTACCGAACTTGAACAAGAAGACTTTACCTTCGTTTTCTGGGTGCTTTGGATCAGACACAACCAAGACGTTAGCAGTGAAACTCAGCTTACGCTTTTGTTTACGTGCAATTTCTTTGTTGGCTTCAGAACCAGAGTTCCATAGCGTAGTATTCAGTTCACCGACAGGGTCATTCTCACCAAGAGTGGTCAGAGAGTTTTCGATGTACCATTTACCAGTTGGACCTTGGAAACCATGAGAGAAGATACGAACCCATGGGAGTTCATCGCCTTCAACACGTGGTAGGAAACGCAAAGTGGCAGTACCATTGCCAGCTTTGTCACCTTCGAGACGCCAGAAGCGATCGTCGTTGTATGACTTGGTTTCAGTTTGTGGGTTTGCTACTTTTTCGAATGCGTTAGAGATTGCACCGAAGTCAGAGTTGCGCATAGCACGTAGTTTTTGAATATCCATATATTTTCCTTAGTATTTACTTTGTATTAGTATTGTGTTGTATTGAAATCTGATCATCTAGTTCAAACTCATCGTCGAAATCTTCGTCGTTGATATCATAATCTTCTTCAACATAACTATTTAGCGTTCTCATACCACCAGTCTTTCGACCACTAGCATGTCTAGCATGTTTCCCTGAACGCCCACTAGATTCATCGTCGAATTTCTTCGACTGTGTATAAGTCTTGCCCATCGTATTACTCTGCAATTTCTTCCATGAAGTGTGTAAAAATCATTTTCATCTTAATTTTATCGTATTTAACAAACCCAGTCAATTTTTTAACTCGAAGCAATTCGCTACTCCAGATATTCTGGACAGTAGTATTTGTACTCCAAGGTTGAATGATTGGATGTCTGTCGTCTATGATTCTAAGTGTCTCAATACTTATCTGTCCACCGATGAATAATTTTAACGCGACTGGGTATTCATCGTCGACAAAGGTGAAAAGAGATGCAGGTGTTAGCTTATTAACTTCGATGTATGTTAGCATCTTAGCTAAGTCGTCTACGAAAATTTGAGTAATTGATTGTTTACGTTTATTCCAAAGAGTCAGATTGGAATCAGCCTCTCGTCCTTCGTAAATTGCACTCTCGTTTCCATACGCAAAGTTTGCAACAAAGAACTGAATTATGTCTTTGTCGGTGTCAAACTTCTTAGCAAGTTTCTCAAAAATATATCTATCATTCCTAGCATTGAACGCATCACGAGTACCCTTAACGTTTCCTCGATTCTCGAAGACGTTAAATTTTTCAGTGGTAAAGTGCAGTTTGATTGCTAGGTAATAACGGTATGCTTTAAAGCCATCCATATAATCACACGTCTAATTTAGCCTGTTTGGGTAAGTAATTCAACTCACGGAAATCCATCTCGATCTTATCTTTTAATGATTTATTGATAAGTGATGCAACGTCCGCAGGTTCCAAGTAGTTTTCTTTGCAGTAATAAAGCACAGCGTCCATATAACTTATACGCTTATCCTTTACAATTGATTCAATATGTAGTGAAAATTCGTTCGCTGTCTTAAACATTGGCTTGTCGCTGGATGTAATAATTAGTGTTTCTGATTTCTTGACAGAGTTGTCCATATTCTTTATGCTTTTGTTTGTATAGTTTCCAGATAGGCGTATCGGTACGTTCGGGATCCATCTTACGTTCAAATTTATCCAAAAACATAGTGAAGAATTTATCCATCTTCATGCGCTCAGAGAGAAGGTTGTTGTATTTAGTAATCAAGTCCATATTCATATTATACTCCAGTTTAGGGTGCAAGGCAAGGTTTATTTCAGGTTCATGATATGAGAGAGAACGATCTTAGACTCTTCATAGTCAGAGAGTTCTAAGGCTTCTTCAATGTAATCTTCAGCCTTCTTTTGCATACGTTCTCGACGAGACATTCTAGTCTGTTTCTGGAGTTCGTTCAGAAGGAATTCATCGAGTTCTTGAAAGATGTCATTCTGATGACGTTCATAGACATGTTCCCACGTGCCATCTTCTTTCAAACGAATCTTTAAAAGTTTTTTCGGTTCCATTAACCTCTCCTCATTGTTGCAATATCGTGGGCTTCTTCATCACTGAATACTGGTACAGCATTGCTCTTGTGCATCGTACCAATACCTTTTATTTTATCACCTGTATAGACTGGATTGGGACGCCAGCTGGCATTTCCTCCAGCAGTTGAACGACTTGGCAGCTTAGGGGTCTCCCGACCAGCAGGTGCACCAAGTGAGTATGAAAGACCAGCATCCTTAGCAGCTGCTAGAGGCTTCTTTGGTTCATACTTCTTAAGAAGGTCAGACCAAGACTTATCCAATTCCCGCTGTTTAGCAGTGGGTTTACGTTTCTTAGTTTTCTTAGGGGTGGAATAATAAATCATACTACAAAACCTGTCTTGTCTTTCTTAGCTTTACCCTTAGCCTTCAAACCAACGATAACACCCTTTGGGTCGAGGAAACGTAAGTCTGTCTCATCGCCATTGATAACTTCACGACCAAGATAAGTCTCAGGCACTTCGTGGAAAACTGCAGCCACGTTCATTCCATTAGAAAGGGCAATACGTACATCCATGTCGTTGCCATCTGCCTTACTGAAAGTAAGGTGATAGTTAGGGATGTGGCTAACTTTACGATTGTTGACTTTGGTGTAGTCGTAGAATTGAACATCAGGAAACATCTGGAAAATGTTCTTACCACCACGCACTTCATACTTCTCCCATGCCAAGTCAGAAGTACCATTCAAACGAAATACTGGAATCAGGTCTTTCTTCTCAGCTTTCTTAATTGTTTTGATAATCTCTTCTGTCAACTCATTCAAGAATGCACCACGATCCTCGAAAAATGCCTTAGTCTTACGAATACGTGCTTGTTGAATCACGTTAGTGGTCTCACCCTTCTTGAAAATACCACCACGACCAGCGGTATTGAGACAAGCAGCTGTACATCCAGCAGTACGTTTCGGACAGACTTCTTTACCAGACAAATCAGCTGGAGCGAAGTGGAGAACAGAAGACAAATAACCCTTCTTTTCGCCTTTGAGTAACTTTGGATTTCCAACAGTAAGTAGAGACATTCGATATCCTTTTCCTAATCAACTGTAGTAATTATTGCTCATTTCAGCATTTAAGGCAACAACTTTCTGGAGGCTCCGTAACTTGTTGATTCTACAAGGAAAAATACCCCTCAAAAGCTGAGGGGTATTGGCGGAAACCAAAAGTATTACTTTTTAACTGTTACAGCATAAGCGATACAGATGTTATCAGTAGAGTTACCATAAGCACATCGTACTGCAACGGGATCAATACCCTTTGCAATAGCAGACTCAATATTTCGTTCCATTGATTTTAGTGATGAATAGTTGTAAAAACCAACAGCACCAACAATAGATAACACGGCAGTCAAAATTGATAGTGTCCAAACATTATCATTCATAGTAATTTCCTTAAGAAAGTTCCTTAACGTCATCGCAGATTCCTAACTTTTTAGCTTCGGATGGGCTCAGCCAAATATCCTGTGGAGGCAAGAGCACATCACGAATTTGTTTTTCAGAAAGTCCTGTACACTTTTTATAGTGAGCAGTCATTTTCTTAGTTGTTAAATCGAATTCTTTAACTGTAGCAAAAAGTTCATGTTCTTTACCAAAGGCACCCCACGAGTACTGATGACTCAGGATAGATGTATTGGGAGTAAGAATTCGCATCCCTTTATCACCAGCGATGAAAATCATAAGTCCAGCAGAAGCAATTTGTCCAAGACCGATTGTTCGCACTGGGATAGAAGACCCACGCATTACGTCAATTAACGCAAACGCAGCATTCAGGTCACCACCTGGAGATGTAATAATCAAGTTTAGTAACTCTGGTTTTTCTTCACCGAAGTTAGCTTCAAAGATCCACTCAACAGCACCTTTAACGGTATTGAGTGAAATTTCTTCCATCATCAGGTAGAATGCGTGTCGAGAGCTTTCTTCCTTTAGTTGGAGATTCATCTTTTGCATCATAGTATCGTTCGCTTTCTTTATAAAATATATGTCTACCAATTACAGTAGTCTTTTCTAATCCACGCCAACGAGGGTTGACGTAATCAGCATGATAAAACAGAGCACCATTTGTGATGTCTGTTGTAGTTTCGTAGTTAGCGAAAACTCGAAGTGCAATTTCTAAAGCATCTTCATAAACTGATTCATTTTTAGCTTTTACGCGCTGGCAGAACCAAGAGAACTGACATGTTGATTTTACTCTTTGTTTCACTACAGAGCAAATATCTTTTGGATACCTAGGATCTTGTAGACGATTGAGTGTAACCAAAGCTACTGCAACCTTACCATCTTCTGGTTCAAACCCAGCTTCATGGTAGATGTTATCAGCAAGGCACTTCACTTGTTGCTGCGACTCTTTTGTTAACTGAGACATCTTAATCGTGAGACTAACTGTTTCAGTAAAAGTTGATTTGACAATAAGAGTCAAACTCAACGCCAATAATATGAACGGAATGTATATACGGTATAAGCGCATAATTATCTCCTTTATGGTTAAAAAGTCAGAAGGTGTGTGAACCCTCTGACCGATCCCTTATCAGGTGGACTTTTTGCTAGTCTTTTCTAGTGTAGCGTGTGGGATTTGTGATACGAAACTGTTTAATTGGGTTGCCTTTGCGACAACATCTGCTTCGGTTGGATAAGATGGTATTGTTGGATGGTCTGGTGGGACAGCACCTGCGTTTCGAGCAGATTCTACTCGTACTTGCCAATCATGTGATACTTGTTCTTTCTTACCGTAGTATTCTTCAACAAGCATATCTTTCGCCATTTTTAATAGTTCAAGGCGAATCTCGAACGGAGTCATATTTGACATTTAAGTCTCCTGTGTTGTGTGTAAAACGACGGTAGTGTGTCCAGCACCGTCAGGCTGGTCTATTATTTAGGATTCTCTAGACCCCAAGAGACTCTATTCCAGAGTCTTTCGTGGATGAAGTATAGAATAGTGTTTGCTGTAATCTGAACCAGAGCCACTGAGCTAGCAATGGCAAAGTTTCCTGATATTAGATAAGTTATCAAAAATGTACTAAAACTTCCAGTTAGACGCCAACTAACAGTTTTGACTAAACTTCTTTTAGTGCTTTCCATATAACTTCACTCCAGTTATCAGCATCTTGTGTAAGAACTCTATGATCATATCTATCTGGTTCCACAAAAATCTTATTGGTGTCTTCAAACCTACCAACATCAATAGTGTCAACCCATATAGTAACGTCAGCACTGAATAAATCACGAATCTCTGGCGTTGGAGCTACAAAGTCACATATAACATAATCTGTGGATGCGTTTTTAGCTAGATCTCTCATTCGTATACTTTGACGTATACGACCAGCTTCACTAAAGTCCCAGTCTTCGTACTGCTCACGAACTTTATCAGCATTGAACCAAGCACAGGTTCTACCGTCTTCCCATATTCTCTGCTGCAAGTGTTCTGCCAAAGTTGTCTTACCAGAACCTGGAAGACCCATAATCAAAATTGTAGACATTACTTCTTGTCTTCAGCCTTCTTCTTTGGAGTTGGCTTTGGTGACTTAGGTGCTGGAGGGCAATTACCTTTCTTGTCCTTAGTGACACAATTAGTCTGATTAGTTGGAGCCTTAGCGACTTCAGTAGCGAATGCAGAGAATGCGAATGCTGCTAATACGAATGCGATTAAATGTTTCATGTTGTATCCTTTATAAAATTTAAAGTAACATTGGGATTATCCTCAATGATCTGGTTCCACCTAGTTCTCCAAGCACCAATACATCTCTTAGTTTCATCTGAAGTATTAACATAATCATGAGTACAACTTTCTATTGTATCCGCAAACCAAGAGTCACATCCATAGATGTCTATTGTAGTGGCACCATTACGAATCATAACTTCAACAGCAACGTGTCCAGCTGATGGGTAAGGGTATTTAGGGTTGATAAGCTCAATAAGATATGGATCAAAGAGTTTCCTCTTTTTAATCTCATCTGTTATCATCCATGCTTTGCGAGAGAAATAAGCAGGTATCTTGATCAACTCTGGATGAAGACCCATATAATGGATAATCTCTGGATCAAGAATAACTGTTGCATCTACGACAGTCCAAGGAATGTTACAACCGATAACATAATCATATTCCAGAGAGTCTCGAAAGACAACTCTACTTGGACCATTACATAGAACTGCTACCTTCATTGTTCCAATACGGCTACAATGTTTTCTTGTTTGATGATAACACGTTGAGCATCACCAATCTTAACAACTGCTGCTTTATTCCACTCAAGATAAATCACATCGCCAACTTTAACATCTGTGACTTCTGGACCAATGGCTAAAACAGTGCCAGATTTTGATTGATCGAATCCTGCGCCTTGTAAAACAATACCAGATTCAGTAGTGTTCTCACGTTTGTTCTCTGCAACAAGAACTCTATCTTTTAACGGTGTAACGTTCATAATTATCCTCAATTAACGCAAACCTAAAAGTTTGCTTTTACTAAATAATTACATATCTTGGAGAAAATATGCAATACTTTACTTACCTATGGTTCGATAAGAACCGAAAAATGTTCTATATTGGAATGCACGAAGGTTCCGATGAAGATGGTTATGTGTCTTCATCTAGATGGTTTAATGGCGAACAACAATATAGACCAAATGATTTTACTCGTAAAATACTCAAAATGTTTGATAATAGAGCCTTAGCTAGAAAAGAAGAAGCTAGACTGTTAGCTATGATCAAAGATTCTGAATATGGTAAACGATACTACAATCTTAAAAATGGTCGAAAGAAGGGTACTCCAGCTTCCAACAAAGGTAAACCGATGTCAATGGAACAGCGAGAAAAACTAAGGTTAGCTAAACTCGGTAAACCATCGGCACGTAAAGGTATACCGAATAAAATTAAAAGTGCTGACTGATTGGGTAATAAGGACAGTCAGCGAAACCTCAGGTCAAGTCAGCTTACGCTGCAAGAGCCCAAACATTATCGTTTGCATTTACTTAGTTTGCTTGATTTACGGTCATCGCCTACCGTGCTGTCCACTTGTTTACTTGTTGCCCTGTCGAAACCATGGCATCCCCATCAAAAGTATACTAGCCGAACTCCCGAACGTCTTCAGGCTTTGTTTAACAGGTACACTCTGCACTAATACACTTTTGGTGGAGATGGCGGGAGTCGAACCCGCGTACAGAACACTTTTCTCTTTGCTTCATACAGCAATAACTCTAAT